ACTCACATTTTGCCGCCCGTTGAAACGGGTATAAAATGGGTGTAGGGTACGGATATGTTCCTCAGCCTATGTTTCATGTCCGCGGTTTTGCTTATGGTTGTTGCTTTGCAGGCCGACCAGCTACGAAAAATCAGGCGACATCTACGGGAAAACGACCAACGTACGGCGAAGGCAATCCAGACGGCCGAGGGGGCGATACGAAATGCGGAGCAGAAAGCGAAAGCAGTCCGAGAGGAGGCTGCGAGAAGTCTTAGCGCAATACGACAATCCTACGACGAACAGCAGAAGCATCTCGTGGATAGACTTATCGAACTCGCTAACCGGCCGGCGACTATCCTCCCCGCACCAGACCTCGCACCTATCGTAAAACAAATAGGCGAAGCCGTCGCACAAGTTGCGTACGGACCAGAACGTCCTCTACTTACGGCTGAACAAGCGACGGCCATGACGTACGACCTCACACGGAACCTGGATACGGAAACGCTCGGCGAACCCAGCGGTACGTGGATGCCTGACGTGGAGATGGACGAATGGATGGAGGAGCATGGCGTCCCGAACCGGCCGGGATGGATCGCCGGCGCCGCCCCGCCCACAATGCCCGCCACGCCTGACACGTACCTGGCGGAAGCTCCACGTCCGCCAGGTGATACGATCCGTTTCGCATCCGGTCAGTCCGGGCCTGCGCCCATCGGAGGGATAGAATAGATGCCGCGCACATCACACGAATCTGAGACGGAAGCACGGAACGCGCAACTAGCCGCACTCAACCAGCAGCGAGACCTCGCCTGGTACAAAGAGTTCGCGGACGCGTCAGCCCTAGGCTACATCGAGACAAAATCAGTCCGCATGAATGTGTATGGCGACTGGCAGTTTACGTTCGTCGTACCGAAAGAACGGTACGAAGACCTGCTGTCAATGTCGAAAGTGATCGGGATGCCGATACAGTTCTACATTACGAAAGGGACGGGCAATGATGACGACTGACCCTCCCCTGCCGCCATCCGCATCTCCCACGACAACGCCCGTCGTCGTCATTCCGTCCGACGCACAAATCTCCATCAACCAAGAAGTCATTAACCAGGAAATAGAAGAGATATTCCTTCTCGGTCTGCGGGTCGCGAAGAAACACCTCCGCAGCGGCATCGCGTCATTGGAAGCACCAATGGCACGGGCGATCCTCACAGCTTCAATCAAAATGATCGGCCAAGGCGGCGACTCCCAAACGGCCGAGCTACGACGTTCACTCGACGCAATATGGGAAGAGATGCGAGATGGCGCTACGCCTGACCCCGCTCCTACAACAGTTGACAATCCAAACGAAATCCCTGGAGTTGAAACGCCTCGACCTTAGCGGCGACAGCGAGTTCGTCTGGGCGCAACGTCAACTGTGCGAAGAGATAGAACGACAGTATAACGCGCGGAAACCTGTGCGGATTATTGTCCTTAAGGCGCGCCAGCTAGGCATCAGCACGGCGACAGAAGGCGTCATCTTCAACTGGTCGTTCATTCAGCCAGGCACGAACTCACTCATCATCGCCCACGAAACAGGCTCATCTCGTGGCTTGTTTGAGATGACGAAACGATACTGGGAGACGTGGCCGTTCCGCGATGTGTATACGCAGAAGTACTCGACACGTTCAGAACTTTCGTGGGTGGAGACGCGGAGCCATATCAAGGTGGCGACAGCCAAGAACCTTGCTTCTGGACGAGGGTCCACTCTACATGCCGTCCATGCCAGCGAGTGTGCATTCTACGCGGATGCCGAAACTCTGATGACGGGTCTGAACCAAACGATCCCTGACCTGCACGGCACGATCGTCGTCCTAGAATCAACGGCCAACGGCGTCGGCAACTGGTTCCACAAAGAATGGCTCAAGGCCACCGAAGGCGAATCAGACTACGTACCGCTGTTCTTCCCGTGGTGGAAACATAAAGAGTACTCGTTCGCCACAACCCTCAGCGTGAAATCTGAACTGGACGCGGACGAACGACGACTTCTCATCATGGGTGCGACATACGAACATATCGCGTGGCGACGATGGGCGATCATCAATAAGGCGAACGGCGACCTCGATAACTTCATGCAGGAATATCCTGCGACACCAGACGAAGCGTTCATCACCTCGGGTCGTCCCATCTTCTCGCACACACGCCTACGAGAATGTTACGCATATGAACCAGGACATCGTGGATACTTCACGGACTTGCAGGATGGTACGGTACGCTTCAACCACGATCGTTCCGGTAACATGCGGATATTCCGCCGACCAGACCCACGCGACAAACGGCAGGATAGATATTTCGTTGCGGGCGACCCCAGTAAAGTCATTTCGGGTGACCCGGCTTGCATCCAGGTAATCAACCGCGCGACCTTTGAGCAGGTAGCGGTTTGGCACGGCCGCGTCGATCCTATCACCCTCGGTAACGAGATGGTGCGTATCGGCAAGTATTTCAACTGGGCGACCTTATGTCCTGAGGTTGAAGGCGGCGGTCAAGCGACCATCGCGACAATCCTCACGCAAAACTACCCTAACGTCTGGATGCACCGTTCCGCCGACCGAGTAACGAAAGGCTTCTCGCTGTTCGGCTGGTCAACGAACTACCAACGGAAAAACTGGTGTATTGGTACGTTACAACGTATGGTGATCGACCATTCCATTACGATCCACGACGTCATCACGTATAACCAAATGGTCAACTATTCCGAGTTGGACAACGGCGATTGGGGTAACTCTGACCCTGACGTCCATGACGATGCGGTCATGGCATATGCGATCGGGGTAACGGCCAGTCGTACGGAGCCCTTCACGGCTGACCTCGCGCCTTACCCGTCGCTCGCGCATGAACTTATCGAGCAGGAGTACAGCTTCGAGTTTGACGATGGCTCAGGCGTCAGGTAAGGTCCGTCGTATGCCGTTCTACGAGTATGTCTGCCCCCAGGAATGCGGCTACACGTACGAGACGCAGAGGTTCGCGAAGATCGGCGAGACTCTGACTATGCCAGTAGGGCGCGGAGATACGCTTACGGCTAAGTGTCCGCAGTGTCGCGTTCCTATTGTACGATGCGTTTCCTTGCCGCAAGTACGACCAACAGCCGAACCGTACTTCAACCATAACGTCGGTACGTGGATCAAAGACGACGCGGACCTACGACGTCAACTTAAGCGCAAGGCGGCAAAGAACTCGGAACTCACGGGCACAGACCATAACTATCAGCCTGTCTACCCTGGCGACCTGACGGACCCCGGCACGATGAAGAAGCTCGGCATTGGGCGCGGTGCAGACCGCGGCGAATCAATCGAACATGCCAGACGTACGAACCCACGCTCACGTCCCAAGACCAAGACGAAAGTCATCACATGAGCAGCCAAGTTACCCTCGCGTCCGTCAGCAGCATCCCGGTCAGTAGCGGATCAGTCAACCTCAACATCGCATGGACGATCAACGCGCCGCTCGACGTACGGCAGCAGATTACGGTCGGCACCAGCTTCACGGCCGTAACGGTTCCGTCAGGCGCGTCCCTCTGCGTCATCATCCCCCCGACGACAAACACGAACGCGCTCACTCTCAAGGGCGTGACGGGAGACACGGGCATCCCCATCTCGCCGTCGCAGCCGACAGTCATCCCATGCGTCGGCAGCACAGCGTTCGGCCTGCTCGCGACAGGTGCGACGATCCCGCTCACCGAAATCGTCTTCCTCTGATGCCGTTCCAGTCCGAAGCGCAACGACGTTTCCTCTGGGCGAAACACCCAGACATCGCACAACGATGGGCTGACGAATCCAAACGTACGACGAAACGGAAGGCGTCACGTGGCAGCGGTAAACGCCATCACCAGACACGACGCTGACGAAGAACTCGTCAACCGGCTACGTAACCTGTTCACACGGGCACGTGACCACAGACGGGCCCGCCACGACACGTGGATACGAAACTACCGGCTGATCCATAATAAGATCGGCACAAGCGGCCTGTCCGCCTGGATGCCGTCCCCACGCGACAGCGAAATCTTCCCCACGTTAAGCAGCGTCGTCGCCTGGATGATGGATAACAACGTCACCATCGACGCCATCCCCGCGACGGACCCAAACTCACCGATCTACAACTTCACGTCCCAGCTTGCGAACAACCTCGCGGACCTCCTCTACACGAACTGGATCGTCGAGGCGTACTCGCATTCCGTGAAACTTGCCCTCTGGGATACCCTCACGTACGGCGTCGGCATCCTCAAGACGGTATGGGACGGCGACCGCGACGACGGTTACGGTAATGCGATGATGTACCGGGTCGATCCGTGGAAGTTCTACGTCGACCCACATGCGACATCTCTCCACGACATGGAATACTGTGTCGAGGCGCGGCGCATGTCCGAGGACGAAATCGCACGGCGATACCCCGACGTACGCTTCCATTCCTCGGGTGGCGGTGCGTCCGACATGCAACTGGACGAGAAGCCTGAACTCTTCTCTTCGCAGTCAGGACAGCCGTATGCTAACGCTGGTCAAATCCCTGGGTCTGGTAGTTTTGCCGTTCCTTCAACTAACACTCCTTCTGGGCCTGGAAGTTCTGTGTTTGGACGATACGGACGACCTAAGCAGTCCAAGTCCAAGCACGCCGATCGCGGCGTAGTAGTCTACGAGTTCTGGCTCAGAGAGAATGAAGAGTGGACGGAAGATTTCTCCGACCTACCTGCCGCAACGCGCCCCGATCCTATTCACCATGTCGTCAGCCGGTGGCGCTGCATTGTCCTTGCACAAGGGCAAATCCTCATGGATGAATATGCGGAAGACCTCTGGTCCCACGCCCAGCACCCGTACGAACGAGTCGTCTTCGATGACGTCGGAGAGTTCTACGGCGTAGCGCTCGTTGATCATCTCGCGTACCCGCAAATCTACATCAACCGCCTCCTGACCATGATGGAGCAGAATGCGGAACTGATCGGCAACCCGATCTTCGTCGAGCCGGCGAACTCCGGTACGACCCGCGTCCCCATCATCAACCGGCCAGGGCAACGTTTGACCATCCAAGGCGCGGCCGCAATGCAGAACCGGCCCGACTGGCTGAAACCGCCAGAAATGCCGACGATGATAATGGACTTGGTAAACTTCTGGATCGCCCGCATCGAGAACACGTCTGGTCTTAGCGCCATCACGAAAGGTGCGACCCCCAATCAGCGGAACGCAGAAGGGGTCATTAACACGGTCCAGGAAGCCGCGTTCGTCCGTATCCGCGCAGCACTCCACAACCTTGAGGTCGCGCTTGAAGCCTGCAACGTAAAACTTGCGGACCTCATCATTGACAACTATACGGAGAAGCGCGTCAAAGCGATCCTCGGTCCTGACGGCGAGAAGACGGCGATGGTCATTTTCTCGCGCCACTTCTACGCCCCATCAGACGACGGCGATGTCCCGCTCAAGTTCATCGTCCAAGTACGAGCCGGTGCGGCAGCCCCCACGTCCCGCCAAGCGCGTATCGGGGAAGCGGACAAACTGTTCGCACTCGGCGTCATCGACGACCTCGCCGTCCTGAACGCCCACCAGTACCCGCACGCGCAGGAAATCCTCGCGCGCCTCTACGACAAGCGGCAGAAGGGCCTTATGGGCGGCGGACCCGGCGCACGAAAGACGGCCGGTCGCACTTCCTGATTACACGGGTTGTCGTGCTACGATCGCAGCGGTACGGTCCCGGCCATGCCTTCATACCCGAAACCAGACGGCTGGCAAGGCGGACCTGACGGCGGGCACTTCCTCCGCACGGGTGCCGCGGGCCACATCGGCGCAAACCCGAACATCGAAGCCTTCCAGGACCTTGAGACGCGGAAAAACGCGTCTCCCATCGGGGACTTCTGCATTTCCGCTCCCGGCATCGAAGCCGACTGGGACGACGACTGATGCGGCTGTCCGCCGCGACGACGACCGAGGCTGTGGCGTAGAGTGAATATCCTCCGCGCAGCCCGTCGCACCCTCCACCTTCCTAACCGTCCTCGGACATTCAGAACGAGGGGGGGTGTGAACTATGGCACGTCACCGGCGTCGCGGACACAAGCGTAAGTAACTGTTGATGGCGGGGGGTCGTGCTTGGCCCCCCACGCCCCGCCCCCCGCCACAACCTTCGGAGGATCAATATGGCAGTAGGACCCGCGGCTAAAGGTTCACTTCCCAACAAGGGAGCGGACATCCCGCCCAACCTACGACGCGGTGGACGTCGCGGCCGACGCCATCACGGGAAGAGGAAGTAGCCATGCGCCATAGAGGATCACACGGAGTCCGCGTCGGGCGTACCATGAAAGCCCGCGCCTATAGCAGAGGACGGAGACACTAATGCCCGCAGAAGGTAACGTCAAGAAGGGCACGAACCAGTTCATGCGTCAAGGTCACACGACGGCCAACGCCTTCGGTGCGAACGTCACGATCGACGCGAAAGGCACGGCTGGCGAAGCCCCGAAGGAAATCAAGCCGTAGATGGCGAAAGACGGTGGCGGCCAGCCAACCTCGATGCTTCAAGGACTACAGTCGATCCTTGGCGCGCTCGGCGGAATGATGGCAGCACCTGACGCGGATGTCCCGTTTCTCACGGGTCTGCAACACGTCATCGTCGATCAGATCAAGAAGAAGACGACGCAGGCCGTCGCCGGCCAGCAGCAGGCCAATCAGGTGGCCCCCGGCGGCGGTGCAGGTATGTCGGGGTTCGGGGCCGGTGCTGGTGCCCCCGGAGGTCCTATGACCCCTCCCGGCAGCCAGCCGCCGCCTCCCGGTATGGGAGCCCCCGGACCCGGCGGCATCGGCGCACCCAACCCGAACGAACTCGGCCGCGTTCTCGGCGGCGTAGGACAGGCGTCTTAACATGACTCAGCTTGAACCAGAAGACACGTCCAGCGTATCAATGGAACAACTGGAAGAGTTTCTCGCGCGCAACACGCGCGACATTCTCGCACCAGTTGTCCCTGGTCAGAACAAGATCACGGGCAGGTTCCAGTCAGGCACGACGGGCACCCCTCCGCCCGCCGCACACGTAGAGGATGCGTCAGCGCCGACCCCGACGAATCCTCCCCTGGACGCGGATGACGACTCTGACGAATCCGATACGGATGAGCGGGAGGAGGTGGACGCGGAAGACGAAGGCGAGGGTGACGGGGAAGACACCCCGCCTTCGTCCGACGCGCCGCCAGTCGTAGCCGATACGTCCACGTCCACACCCGCATCCACGCCGCCGGAACTCATCGAGGTACGGCCCGGCGAATACATGACGCGGGAAGCGATCAGCGCGGCGCTGGCATCACGCGCGGGAGGGACGGGCGAGGCTGAGTCAACCGTCCCTCCCGTCGCGTCACCTGCCCCCGCCGACGTCCCACTCCCGACGATTCCGCAAGAGTTGTTGGACGACCCTGAGCTTGGCCCGTTCGCGCGTGTCCTCCAGCAGCAGCAATCAGCCTTGGACGAGCAGCGCAAGCAGCTAGCATTTGTCAGCGATATCGCGGTAGCACGCGCTCAGGAAGAACTCCAATCGCGTGTCACGGCAGGTATTCATCAGTTTCGCGACGACAAGACTCTCAGCGACGACGAACTTGCCGAGGTCAACCGGGTCGCGGCCAACCTGAACGTCATGCCGTCTCTTGCCAGCGGCATCGACCCCATCACGGGTGAGACTGTTCCGCGCGACCCGCAGCGTGCGGCGTACCGTGCTTTGGAAATCGCCTACTGGCAGATGCCGAAGTATCGCGAGCAGGAAGTCCAGCGCGCGACGGCAGCCAGGGCAAAGGACTCCCGACGTAAGCAGAAGCTCGCAGGAGTGTCAGGTGGTAGCGGCTCAGTCCCACGAACCACATCAGTCCCCACCGATAGGCGGGGACGCGAACTCGCGGCAGTATCAGAACTCCGCGAAATGATGTCCCCCGGATCAGAGGAGTAAGTAGTGGCTACGCCTATCGGCACCAACGAGGTCAACTCGATCTCGCGGCGATACATCTACCCGACGTTGGTTGACAACGTCTACCGATCAAACTTGATGTTCTTCCGGCTGAACGCGCGGAACAAGAAGATTCTCCAAGGCGGATACCAGATCGAAGTCCCCTTGGTGTACGCAAAGTTTGCGGCCGGCGGCTGGTACCAGGGTTTCGACGTCCTCGACGTATCCCCCTCGGACACGGTGAAGAACGCGGCGTTCGACTGGAAGCAGGCGTACACGCCAGTCAGCGTGGACGGCCTCACGCTTATCCGTACGGACAGCCCCGAGGCGATCGTCAACTTCCTCGGCTTCCAGTTTGAGCAGGCGCAGACCAACCTCGCGGACATCATCGGCAGCGGGGTCTGGTCCGACGTCATCTCCAACAACAAGTCCGTAGACGGCTTGAAGGGTGCGATCGACGACGGCACCGTCGCCACCACCTATGGTGGACTGTTGCGGAGTAGCAATACGTTCTGGAAGTCGCAGGTTGACTCTTCCACGACGGCGACAGGTCTTGCGGCGATGCAGGCGCTGTTCGGCAACTGCACAGAAGGTGCGCGTCATCCGACGATCATTGTCACGACCCAGGCGATCTACAACTTCTACTGGGCGCTGAACACGTCCGGTCAGTCGTTCCCGACGATGCCTGGCGGGACGGACGAACTCCTCGCACAGTCTGGTTTCACGAACCTCCTCTTCAACGGAGTGCCGGTCGTCGTAGACTCGTGGGTCCCGACGTCCCATATGTTCATGGTCAACGAGGACTACGTCTACCTGTTTGTCAACCCGCGTGCAGACTTCAACATGAAGGACTTCCGCGAGCCGATCAACCAGGACGCGATGACGTCCCTCATCTTGTTCGCTGGTAACGTAGTCCTCAGCAACTGTCAGCGTCACGGCAAGTTTACCGCCCTCACGTCATAGGAGTAACAAGTGCCTACTGCTGGAATCTCTAACCCTCAGGGCGCGTACGGCCAGCCGTTGTTCGCACAGGACGGGTTGAACGAACAGCTTCTCGTTGAGGTTGTCAACAACACGGGTGGCCCGCTTGTCCAGGGCATGGTCATGTGTTGGGACATCCTCACGGCTGCATCTGCCGTCGCGTCCATCCTCTTCGCGTCAGCCGCCACCGGCACGGTCGCGACACAGACGCTCACCGTCGCATCCTCCACGGCGTCCTTCGCCCAGAAGATTGCGACGATCACGAACGTCAAGTATGCGACAACGGGTATCGGCGTGCTGAACGGTTACGTCGGCCCGATGGCGATGGTGCACGACAGCGTCAGCGGTTCGACGTTCACCAACGCCTACCTCCCGTATGCGACGGCGACGAACGGCCTGCAAACGACCTCGGCTGTGTATGAGTCGCCTCAGGCGGCTGTCCAGCAGGGTGTTGGGTTGCCGGCGATTGCGACAGCTTCCGACGCGGGCCGGTACGTCACCTTCTCGTCTCTCACGTCCACGACCCTTCTGGCGAAGGACCCGCTGGTGTGCGGTGTCGTCAGCCCGACGGGCGATGCGGGGACGAACGCGACGATCATTCAGCCCGGCGCTCCGTTCCTCATGTGTGTCGGCGGCATCGCGCGAGTCAATGTCAGCGGTGCGACGGTAGCGGCGAATGCGGCGATCTGTACGGCGGCTGGTGTTGTCGGTGCGGCAGACGACGCCACGCCTACCCTCGGCAATCAGCTTGGTACGTCCCTGGAAGCCAACACGGCCAAGGACACGAACAACACGATCCGCGCCATCATCAAGCTCGCGTAAAGGACTCAGCATGGCTTTGGAATCCGGTGAGATTATCCGTGCAATCAATAAGGGCGATATGCCGTTGACCCTAACGTACGGGTCACGCGACTATGTCCTGCATCCCGATCGTGAAGCGGCGATTCCGTTCGACTGCATGGTGTCGTACTTCGGCGACCCTCGTGCGATGTCGACGATTCGCTCAGTCCGCGACACGTTCGGGATCGTCACCTGGATTCCCGACCGGGACACGGAAGTACGACGGCTCCGAGTCAAATGGGGGATTTACGCGGGGGACGCGCGCCTCATACAACTGAACATTCCCGTGGAGTTCTACGACTTCGACGGTCAACGTATCGAGACAGTCGTAGATGACCCGCTCGGGGAACGGATCAACATTCAGCCGCAGACGGTCAGCGAAGTCTCCCTGCTGCATTCGCAGGTCGTCGCGCTCCAAGCACGACTGGATCAGGTTGAAGCAGCCAACCGTCCCGGTGCTTCCCCTGTAGATGCGGAAATCGAAGACTCTGCGTTCGACGGCAACGAAACTCTGCCGACGTCGTCCTTGGAGGATCAGGCCGTTGCACACTTCGCCCATCCCGCCGGTACGTCGCCAGTTTCCCCAACCCGCGACGCCTCCGACATTCCCGTCGATTCGTCCCAGTCCGACTACCAAGGTGGAGTCGCGGCGCAGTCCCATTCCGTAACGGACGAAACCGGTAACACGGTAAAGCTCCAATACACGGCCGAAGACTTGGCCCGTATGCGTGACGAGGCGTAATGGGACATCTCTTTCCGCGCGAACAACTTGAGCGGAAGTCTCTTGAAGAAATCCTGTTCATCATCGTAGAACTTGGAGAAATGCAAATGTCCGCCATTGATAACCTGAACGCGGCAGTCTCGCAGCTTCAATCGGAAGTTGCGGCCCTTATCGACAAGGTGACGTCGACGGATCAGTCGCCGGCGATCCAGTCCGCAGCCGACGCCATCACGGCCGTAGACAACCAGATCGCGAACGTCCTCAACCCTCCGTTTGTCACCAAGCTCACGGGCGAGACGTACGATGCGTACGTCGCTCGGGCGACGGCGGCAGGCCAGACGATCCTCGACGAAGCGTCATGGGACGCACTTCCCGTAAGCTGATGTTCCCGCCGTCCCTCGCCAAGTTCCTCATCGCGGCCATCACGGCCGGTGCGATCACGGCTAACGCGGTCGCACGGGCGCACGGCTGGGGGAACGTCGATTGGACGCCGATCGGGACAGCATGGGCCGGTGCGTTCGCCGTCTACGCGTACCCGAACACGACGAAGCCGGCGGCATGATGTGGAGCTACACACTCTAATCGGCGCGCCCCACTCAAAGCTCCTCGACGAACTCTCACGAACCGTCGAGGAGCTTTGTGCCGTCATAGACGAACTGGCCTTTACGAAGTCTGAGGAGCTACGGACGGCGGCGCTAGCCTGGACCGGCGAACCCGGCGACTCCGTCCAGAAAAAGGACCGCGCCGCCAAATATCGCTCAGCCACGACGACGATGGAACTTTACCATCTGGAAGGCAAGCGGGACGCGCTCATTGAGCGGAAGTTCTTCATCATACGGTTATTGGATCAGGAGAGTTAAATGCCTACCGGCGAAGGCGAAGTAGGATTCATTCCGTCAGGCGCCGCATACGGTTACCCGGCGACGAACGATCCGCAAGCTGACCAGACGACTCATAAGCTGATCGGGTCGTCCATCTTCCCGATGTCATGGACGGACGGCACGTACACGTACAGCATTACATCAGCGTCCGGTACGCTCACCTTTGAGGTTGTTGACAACGCGACAGGTCTTAAGTCGGCTTCACTGTACCTTACGATTAGCGGATCACAGACTGCCGTCAACTCGTCCGCGACAACTTCTGGATCAATCTCCCAGGGCACTCCGATATCAAACGCCGGTGGCGGAAACGACTACTACGAAATCGACGGCAACAATCAGCACTTCTCAATCCAGCTAGGTACGGGCTCACCCAACGGTGTCGTCACGTCCATCTACAAGGGTGGACTGTTCATTGACACGGCCGCACCTGCCGTATGGCAGGCGACGGGCGCTGCCGCAACGACATGGGTGAATGTCGCCGGCTCAGGGTCATCTCCCCTAACGACCAAGGGTGACTTGTACGGTTTCGACACGGCAAATAACCGTATTCCCGTAGGCGCGAACGGCCAGGTTCTCACAGCCGATAGCACGCAGGCGCTCGGCGTGAAATGGGCGGCGTCCGGGTCAACGCCCGCGCTCACCAACGCCCACATCTTCGTCGGCAACGGTTCCAATGTTGCGACGGATGTAGCGATGTCCGGTGATGCGACAATCGCCAACACGGGCGCGTTGACCATCGCCAACCTTGCCGTCACGAACGCGAAGATAGCCAACTCGACGATCGACCTGACGGCGAAGGTAACTGGTAGCCTTCCCGTATCGAATGGCGGGACGGGCCTCGGAACCCTTACAGCCCATGCTCTTATGCTCGGCGAAGGCACGTCCAACGTAGCGTTCGCCGGCCCCGGTACGTCCGCACAAATCCTTATCGCACAAGGCGTCTCCGCTGACCCGACGTTTAACACGGTCAGTGGAGATGTAACGATCAGCGCGTCAGGCGTTACGGCTATTGGGTCAGGTAAAGTAACGAATGCAATGCTAGCGGGCAGCATCGACCTAACAGCGAAAGTGACCGGCACGCTCCCGGTAGGTAACGGCGGCATCGGTGTCGCGAACCCGACAGCCCATGCGGTACTGGTTGGCGAAGGGTCATCTGCGGTTACGCCTATCACCGTCGGGACGAACGGTCAGCTTCTCATCGGCCAGACCTCCGCAGACCCCGCGTTCACGACGGTCAGCGGCGACATCACCATCAACAATACGGGTGTCACGGCGATTGGCAGCGGCAAGGTTACGAACGCCATGCTGGCGGGCTCGATAGACCTGACGACCAAGGTTACGGGCACACTTCCCGTAGGCAATGGCGGGACGGGTATAGCGAATCCTACGGCGCACAAGCTGATCGTCGGTAACGGTTCGTCTGCAATGACGCAGCTTGCGGTTGGGACGACAGACCAAGTGTTGCTTGGTGCGTCTGCCGCCGATCCCGTCTTCACGACTCTTACGGGCGACGTGACGATATCCGGTGGGGCGACCGCCATCGGATCAGGTAAAGTGACGAACGCGATGCTCGCCGGGAGTATTGACCTGACGACGAAAGTCACGGGTATTCTTCCTGTCGCAAACGGCGGCACGGGTGCGAACACGCTCACAGCACACGGTGTCGTCATCGGTAATACGACATCGGCGGTGAACGTCACATCCGCCGGTACGGCAGGCCAAGTCCTCACATCTAACGGTGCCAGCGCAGACCCCACATTCCAAGCGAATGCGTCCGCTATCTTCCTTACGCCGACGGCGACAAAGACGACGACGTACTCAGCGGCAGCCGGCGAGCTTGTCGTCTGCGACACGACGTCTGGCGGGTTCACGGTCACACTCCCTACGACTCCGGCGGACGGCACACGGGTCGGGATGCGACGTCTCAACACGGGTGGAACGGCCAACACGATTAACGTAGCGACAGGCGGCAGCGACACGTTCGACCTAGGCGGGACGGTTCTCGCATTTCTCCTTCCGCTCCAGGAAATCGTCTTCCAATACAAGACGTCCACGGCAGCCTGGTACACGATCGCAGGGTACGTTTCCGTCGGTCAGATGGACCTCCGCTACATGCTCACCCGTACGACGAGTAAAACGAGTGCGTATAACGCGGTAGCTGGTGACCTTGTTGTCGTCGATACGACATCAGGTGGTGTGACCATCACGCTACCAACAGCACCGTCGCTGAACACAACGATCGGAGTGAAACTCATCGTTAAGGGTGGGACGAATGTCTGTACGGTCGCGACGGGCGGTTCAGACGTATTCGAGAACACGTCTGGTGCAACGACATACCTCATCACGGCTGTCAACCAAGTCGTTACGTTCCGCTACAACACGACAGGTGCCATCTGGACCGTTGTTGCGGACGCTGCCGTTCCTATACCTCGTCATGTTCAGATCGTCATAACGGACCCCAACACGGTAGTTGCGACGGGCACGAACGTCGCGTATTTTCGCGTGCCGTCTGACATGGCGGGTTACAAGATTACGGCTGTAGCGTCATCCGTTTCAACGGTGTCGTCGTCGGGTCTTCCTACTGTTACCTTGACAAATGCGACGGGATCATTAGCGATTCTTTCTACGGCACTTACTATCGACGCATCCGAGACGGACTCTTCGACGGCCGCGACCCCCGCCGTCATCAACACATCGAACAATCAAGTTGCGGCTGCGGATCAAATCCAGGTAAATGTTACGGTTGCAGGGACGGGGACGAAGGGGCTCCTCGTCGACCTCTACTTCACGCCCGCGTAATCATGGCATTCTCGTATTATCGCTCTATCACGATTGACCACACGAAATGCGGTAGTGGGGACTCGTCCGGGTTCCCCGTCCTTATTTCAGGAACGTACTCGTATCTTGCTACCGTAGGTAACGGTGGTAAGGTGCAGAATGCTAACGGTTACGACGTAGGATTCTACTCGGATAGTGCCCTCACGACTAAGCTTCCGTGGGAAGTAGAGCTTTATACGGCGTCTACCGGACTTGTTATTTATTGGGTTCAGGTTCCCACTCTTTCCGTTTCCGTAGATACAGTTATCTACATGGCGTACGGTGATCCGTCTATTAGCACAGATCAATCAAATAAGACGGGGACGTGGGATTCTGGATTCGCGGCCGTTTATCACATGAACGACAATGCTGCGAACTCTAATGTCCTGGACTCAACGAGTAACGCGAACACGGGAACCGCAACGAACGGTTCTCCGATCAACACCAACACTTCCGGGTTCGGCGGCCAGACCGGGAAGATTGGAAGTTGCATTGCTTTTGACGGAAGTTCGCAGTACATCACTATCCCCAACAGTACGAGTCTTAATAGTTGGCTTGCGCTGACCGTCTCCGCGTGGATAAAGGCCAGCACGGGGATGGCGCAGTACGCGCGTCTCATGGAGAAGGGTTCGAACAACGAGTGGACGCTCGCGTGGAACGTTACCGCAGGATCGAACAAGCTTTCTCTTCAACTGATCGGACAGTCCGGCGTATCGGTGACGTCCTCTTCGGCGCTTGCGGACGGATCTACGTGGCACAAGGTCGACGCGGTCATCACGCATCCGAGTAACTATGCGGAGTCGCTGGGGGTTGATAACTCGTTCACCTCAGGAATAACGTCGAACTCGACACCGACGAAAACGCACGATCTGCGCATTGCCAACTATGGTGGAGGCGGACTTCTTTATAAAGGGTCAATAGATGAGATTCGTATCTCGACTGTTAACCGCAACACGGATTGGTTAACCTCAGAGTATAACGGTCAATCTGCACCCGACAAGGGTACGTTTGGCTCGTCCGGGTTTTATACGGTCGGTAGTGAGATAGCAACTACAAGTTTTCATCCGCAAGTTAGGGTCTTTTAATGCCTGACACGCCACCAATCCTCTCGTCCACGTACCCGGATTTTTCTCCTGGTATCGTCAGCAATATCCGGCAAGTATCGTCGTCATCACCGTCCACGCCTGGGTATTTCTTCGCGCCAATGGGGACGGCCGCAGAAGGGACGTTCCGCTGTGTCGCGAACGACTACGGCGACCTTGTGCCCGCCCCAACGTACGACACCTCGCGGTCATTCACCCGTACTCTGTCAGGGTTGAACGGCGTCAACGACCTGTACCGTTACGTTGGACTAAACACGATGGGGCCTATCGTCCCGTCCGCCGCATCGTATGCGAACGTCAACCTCTCCGACGCCGTGTACGTTGCCATTGAGTATAACGTCCAGACGGCAGGTCCCACGTTCACGCGCACCATGTCGTCATTCGTCCACAAGCCGTACACGTCCCCGGCAACGAACTACGACCTGCCCGCGCGTACGGGTGCAGGTGCGGGGACAGCTATCGGCTTGACATCCTGCCACGTGATGACGTTCGCCAATACGCGCGCGGGTGTCACACCGTACACGCAACCAGGCCATCCGGTGACGTTCGCGGAATGGGCAGAGTCCATTTTCTTTGAGAAGGCAAGCGGACCGAACAACTACATCTGGACGATGCCCGACCCCGCGTCCCCTGGTACGGACTCCGTTGCCGCACTCACCATTCCGTCTGCTGGTCCCGCACAGATCGTCGCGCATCAAGGACGAGTGCTGTTCTTGCAGTCGCCGGCGACAGAAGGTGTTGCAGATAACTTCGCCGGCGGTGTCAACCTTACGAACGAATACATCGCATACACGGACCCGCCGAACAGTATCGTGATGACGACGCCGATCGTACTAGACCCGCAGTTTCCAGGCGGATACGGCGCGTGGGGCAGTATTACGTTCGGCGAACTGCTGCTCGTGAAACGATCGCACGGTGCGCTGCTGATCGACGGCGACATCTACGCCCCGACCGTGACGCGCCTCCCAGGCGTCCAATCCACGGGCGGCATACGAGGTGCGGCGACACCGTGCATCGCGGGCTTGATGTACGTTGCGGAGGACGGTGCGTACCTGTGGGAAGGCGGCAGTACCAGTCGCAAAGTTTCCAAGATCAACGACCGCTTCTTTGCCAGGTTCGACACGTCAGGTAACGCGATCACGGGCTCAGACGGCGTCACAGTCCAGCATTGTTCGTGGGGTCAGTACGTCGTCTTCCCGAATAACTGGATGTACGACTGCATCAACGACTCCTGGTGGCAGCTAGAAGATCCGTCCGTGTTCAACATCGCGTTGCCAGCCGCCAGCATGTCCAACACGGCGCTGTTCTATGCGGTGCAGGATGCGGTCACCGGCAGCAGCGGGAATGTCACGGTAGCCGTGAAATGCTTCACACGTTTCCAGTATGCGTCGTCGTACAAGTGGGTCGGGCAGCCGTTCCCTCCGTCCGTCAACCGTCGTATCGACATCCGCGAAGTGACCATCACGCTCGCCAACATCCCCGCAACAGGTGCGGTGGTGACGGTCAACTTCGTCGGTGATAATGCGACGACACCAGCTACCGGCCAGACGATCCAGTTTGCGATCCCGCCCGGCTCCCCGTACCCTGTGACCCTTCATCAGAAGTGTGCGTTCCAAGGCGACTACATCAGCCCGATTATCACCGTCGCGGCTGGCACGGTAGGCTCCCCCGATCTGACATCTCCCGCGCCAACGATCCCGAAAGGCGGGCTGACGATCGGCTGGTCTGAGGCTGAACCGTTCGCGGCTGAGGTTTCCCCAGAGTAATGTCTCTCCGCAACTTCCGCGCCCCATTACGACTCCCCGTCCGTGGGAAGAACGACAAGTACGAGCGGAACTGGTTTCAGCTTGAGCGTACGATCAACGCTCAGACGCCTATCTGTTACGGCGGGACGGCGACGTTAAACGCGGGTGCGGGTCTTACGGGCGGGACGATCTACTACCCTCGTTGGTCTGTCGTCCCTAGCCCCGTGCAGGACCGTTGGCAGATCATTAACCCTACGTTGCTCGGCGGGGTCAGCCTTGATACGGACCCGCCTGTCGTACGCGTCCCATGGGATGGCCTGTGGGACTTACGGATTACCTGGGTCTGCATCCCGACGTCCCTGGTACACGTACGGTTCAGCTTGGACGTCGGCAACTACGACGACGAAGGCATCTCGTACACGTTCAGCGCACTCGCGGGTGACTCTACGACGTTCGGCGACTCGGCGTACAACGTCATTTACAACAGCATCTTCTTAGGTGTACCCTTGAAGACGAACACTCTCCTCCGCTTCGGCTTTCAACCGTCCGCGAACGTAACGGGCGGGAATGCGACGATAGCAGATCAGATGTTCAGGTGGATGGCCCCATACCCGAATGGCGAAGTGATGGCAGTAGGACAGATACCGACTGGAGGCGGCGACTGATGGGCACGATGGCACAGGCGATCACCAACTGCCGTGAAGCGTTAAACGACACCAGCCTGACCCGTCCGTACTGGTCAACACCAGCGATCCGCAACTTCATCAACGACGGAGTGCGAGCCATCGCACGAACGGCCGAGGTGCTGCTGATTCAGCGCAGTGACCTCGTGTCCGTGCCGAACATCGCACGGTACGCCCTGCCTGGTGACGTCATCCGTATGCACAGGATCGAGTACGTGCCGGCGACCTCAAACCAGACGTACCTTGTCGAGTTGCGGACGTACGACGAGCTAGACCAAGTGTGGGGTATCCAGCAGACGAACACGTCCAGTTATCCGTCGTACGCGGCGATCTGGGGGACGCCAGGTTCGATGACCGTGCAGTTCTACCCTGTGCCGTCGCAGGCGGGGACATTCAACCTGTTCTATTACGGTATGCCGGTAGACCTTGCGACAGACGGCACGAACGACAACATGAACCTTCATATCCCGTTCGGCTGGGACGACCTCATCGTTATGTACGTGGAGTACCGGGCGAGACGGAAAGCGAAAGACCCCAACTGGCAAGAGGCGATGGACCTGTTCAACACGGAGATGCAGCACCTCGTTGACGTCACCCGTGAAGCGCACGACAACGGCAGGTTCGTCCAGGTAGGGACGTCAAGTGGAATCCCAGGATGGTTGACCGCAGGAGACGAATGGTAATGGAAGGTGCATGATGCCTGCCGCCGCGCTCACCCCAACGTACCCGTCTGGTTACGGCCCGAAGCCTAACAGCGTCCCGCAACAGCAGGCGAACGCGGCGTCACCCGCCGCCGGCCAGTCGTACCAGAACTTGCAGTCGTGGTTTAACGCGAACCTGCCTGCCTTCTTGCCACAGATTCAGCAGCAGCAGAACGCGTACCAGAATGCGGCCAATCAGCTACCTGCTATCAACGCCAACTATCAGCAGCAGGAAGCGACAACGCAGCAAGAAGCGGGCTACCAGCAGCAGGCGATCGGCCTCCAACAGCAACAGCAAGCGATCCAACAGGGCGCGCTACTCCGCCAGGAGCAGCTACAACCTGAACTGTACGGTATCCAGCAGCAGCAGTACGGAATCCAGCAAGGCGCACTTGAACGCCAGAAGGCGTTGGACCCGCGCCAGCAAGCAATCACGGAGGCAGGGTTCGGACAGTCCGCCAAAGACATCGCCGCTCAGTACGGCCAGACGCAACGCGCAACGGAGAGTGCTGGCGTAACAGGCGGCGGGCTGTTCACACACGGCCAGGCGGACATTCAGAAGTTCCAAGCTGAACAGCACGCGTCGCAAGTTGGTAGCCTCGCACGGGCGAAGCAGTCCGAGGAGCTAGGATATCGCGAGCAGATCGCCAGCTTGCAAGACCAGTTCAAGAGTCTCAACTTGCAACGTCAAGGCAGCGGGCTGAACTTCGCGGAGCAGATGGCGTCGTTGCAAGACCAGCAGAAGAACCTTGGCATCCTGTCGCAACAGCTTGGCTTGTCGTCGCAGGAGATTACGACACGAACGCAGAACGCGTTGCAGCAGCTTGGCCTTGGGAACATGGTTAGCGATCAGCAAGTCTACCAGGCTATGATTGACGCGTCGAACGGTACGGCGAACCCGCTCACGTCCATTATCGGCCAGGTGTATCAACTGGGCGGCATCCGTCCTGTCAGCGCGCCCACGGGAGGTAAGTGATGGTAGACCTCAATCCTATCGACCTGCTACGAGGCCATAACCCGTTCGACACGACGAAAACTCTCCCCGCTGTTGGACCAGCGAAAGCGCCGAAGTCGTCCGTTACGCCTGATGCTCCGCAGACGGCAGCGGATGCGGCGGCCAGCGCGGCATCCGCAACAGCGCCTATCCCGGCATCGCAGCAAGGCATCGCGCAACAGCTACAGATGATTAACCCGCTGGCGATGCAACTGTTCACGCAGCATATATTGATGCCGTGGATGCAACAGCTACAAGCTCAGACGGCTAACGCGAACAAAACGTATCAGGCGAATGAGCAGCAGATCGCCAGTCAGCCGTTCATGCAGGGGAACAAACAGGCGCAGGCGTTGCTAGCCGCGACACCCCAAGAACAGCTAGGCAACACGAACCTGACGAACGCGTACCTGGGTGCCGCCGTCGCTGCCCCCGAACAGGCGCTGCAAGCTCAAGCGATGCAGCAGATACAGACCCTCTTGCAGCAGGACATCGCGCAACAGCAGAAACTCGCCGCATACCAAGACCCCAGTTACCAGATTCTCGCTGCACAAGCGCAGACGGGTGGGGCACTCGGTTCCGTCCCAGGCTTAGGCTTAGGGACGACGGGTACGACGACAACTCCGCAACTTCCGACGCCTACAGCAACCGGCGGATAGGTTGATCCGTGGCCGCACCTAACGAACTCTGGCAACAGTACGCGGATTGGAACGCCCGGATTAACGCGGTGAAGGCGAAAGGTCTGCCGACCGCACCGGCTATTGAAGTCGGGACGCAGGACCTTAAACGCATCTACGCGGGTGGTGCGCCCCGCCCCGTCCAAGACATCAGCGACGAGCTAGCCGCCGCGTACTCGGGCCAGGCGCAGGTTGCGGCGAAGCAGACCGGCAGCGGACTGTTAGACATTCCCAGCAACGTCGCGAAAGACTTCGGCAATCTGATAACGGGTATCGTTCCCGCCGCGGTACATGAGGTGCAGCAGATCGCGTCTCCGTCCGCATGGGGGAAGCTGGCACACGGCCTTAACCCCAACGTCCAAGAGCAGGCGTTTCATGCGGCAGGCATCGCACATCCTGGTATCGCGGACTGGGCACGGTACGACCAGCAACTCCCCATCATCGGCGGCCTGATCCCTGGCTTGTGGACACTCGGCACGTCCCGCAAGACGAAAGCCCAGCACCCCCTCATCTCGTTCCTCGACATGTTGCCGTTTGCCGGCGAAGGTGCGAAGCTGGCTGGTGCGGCCGCAGAAGGTGCTGACACGGCCGCCGTGGGGTCGTGGCAAGAATCGCTGACGAAAGGGAAGTTCGCGCAGGCGGGACTTCGCGCATCGGGTGTGGCGGACAAGGTGGAAGCGTACCTGACGGAACATCCTACGTTCTGGTCCGAGTACCTCCCGAAGTACGAACGGGTCTGGCGGCAATGGTCGCAGATCGGCCGTGCGAAGACACGGGCAGCGAATGCGGAACTGGCGCAGCTTGCACGGGAAGATGGTGTGCTGGACGCCTCTATGTCTATGGAGGACACCGCGCGTATCGGGACGTTAGCGGCGACGTACAACCCTCGGTATGAGCAGCCTGCCACCGTCCTCACGCCTAGCACGCTGTCTGACCTTGTGAGCCGCTGGGATGACGGCCCCGGCGCACTCCCCCAGGGGGATATCCAAGCCTTCTCCGCCTCACCTGTCGGGGTTGTTGCCAGCGGTCCGGTGACATTAACCCGCGACCTCGCCGGCCCCGACGCCGTCCCCGTACGAATCCGCCGCGAAGACGTCATCTTCACTGACCATCCTGGCGTCGTCACCGCCCGCAACATTATCCCCGACATCACGTACAAGGCATCAGACATCCCGTTAATCACCCGTTACCGTGACTGGGCGGAGGAGCAGGCGGCGAATGGCCTCAGACACAACGCAGACCGCACGTACACACGACCTGACGGTACGCGAGTTGAGGACACTCCTCCGCTCGTACGAGTACCTACTGGTGACGGACGACCCGACGCTATTTTCAGTAGCGACACTGGTTTGGGGGACATCTACAACCGCTGGCAACGACATGAGCAGCGCGCCCAAGTAGCAATGCAGGATACGGTAGATGCCGTCGATAGGGTACGTGCGGCAAAGGAGAAGCTGGATGGACGAGCAGGGAAAATCTACCGCTTCGGCGAATCCAACGAAGACTTCGCCAAACGTGCATCTGGCCCCGTTGACATCCTCACGATACGCGACGCCATTCAACCTGTATCAGAATACTTCATACACCATCAAGCCGACCAGTTCGCCCGAGGCCCCATCCGCGATCTGGTTGGCGAAGACGGGCTATTCGCTAAGCTGAACGACCAGTTGACGAACGGCGACTCACGGGGCGCACGTTCCACCCTTTCCGCCATTAGTCGTAAGATGCGAACGTCCGCATTCGTCAAAGCGTTCGGCGGCGAATCCTCCTTGCACGATTACGTCAACTATATCCGTGATGAGATGACGAACATTCTCCATAAGGGGAACGCTCATTCGTCAGCGGCTCGCATGTACGACCAGGCGGTCCGTACGGCGAAGGCATCAATGGAGAAGTTTACCTTGGCACGCGACAAGGCGGACGGCAGCGCGGCGGAATACTGGTCGTCCTTAGACCGCACGCCCGAGGCCCGGTTCCGTAAGCTGGCAGACTCGTATGTACGCGATAAGACGGCAGGGCTTATCAAAGACCGATCGAACAACGCGATGACGTTGGCGCGCACCCTGTACGAAGGCGAGAACCTCACCGCCGCACTTGACGCCATCCGTACGACGACGACGGAGATGCTTGACCGCGTGGAGGCGGCGACACGTATCCCGCAACTCAAGGAGCTAGTCGGCAGTCAGACGTTTGCGACAATGATGGACGAGACGGTCCATGATTGGCGGTCGTTGATCGACGCAGGCTACGACCCCGTCTGGCTGCATTCGCCTGACAGTGACGTACAAGCGCGGGCGATCGCCGGACGAATCACACCCTTCACGCAGTCGTTCATCAAGCCGTCGTTTGAGAAGTCCGTCGCATTCAACTTGGCGAACGGTAAACTCGACCTGGCTGTCGGCGTGACGGATGCGGTCATGTCGAAATGGCGGGCGGCAGCATCAACGGACTTCATCAACTGGATCATTGACGAGTCCGGTACGGCCCACTCTTACCAGGCGATGGAAGCGGAGTTACGGCAGACGATGCGTCCGCTGCACCCTGACGACCCGCAGGCGCTCAACGCAGCCGTCCAGGCGGAGATAAACCGTACGACGGAACCGTTCCAACCTGAGTCGTACATGCCGTCGTACAAGACACGCCTCACGCAAGGCGACCATTACGTCATTGATAAGACGGTCGCTAAGGGCTTCCGTCGTCTGATGAACAAGGACGGTCTGCCTGTTGACGGCGTCTACAACCGAGGGATGAACGTCTGGAGAGTTGCGGTGTTGACAGGTCCACGTCACATCGTCCACGTGGCGATCGGCGGCCTCGTCTTTATGATCGGCCAGCATCCCGAGGCGCTCATGGAAGCGCGCAACGCCTTCGACGCCTTACGATCCGGCGAGCTGCCCGAGGCGGTCACGCAAGGCATCCTTGAAGAGAACCCTGACGTTCTCTGGCAGGCGGCGACAGGCAAATGGCTCGGCAGTCGCACCTTGCAGTCGTTGGGCAAACGGCTCGGCAGCATGGAACATGCCCTGACGACCTTTGAGACGTTCACGGCGGACTGGCAACGGGCGATGGTTTACTTGTCGCAAGTTGACCACGGCGTCACGTCCGAGGAAGCGTTGGCGGCTGTCTACAAGACGTTCGTCAACATGGACAGCCTGACGCCGTTTGAGCGGTCCACGATACGACAGGCATTCCCGTTCTGGACGTTCACACGGCACGCGCTGAAATACGTGTTGACATATCCCGCGGACCATCCTCTCCGCGCAGGCATCCTTAGCGCGCTCAACAACCAACTGAACATTGACCAGAAGTCGGGCGAGCCTGGCAAGCTGAACTCGTTGTTCTTCCTCGGCCATCCCGACGCGCTCGGCAACATCCAGACGGTTGACTTCAAGAACCTGAACCCGTTCCGTTCGATCGGCGGCATCGCGACCCTCGCAGGCTTCCTGCAAGGTGCGAACCCCGCGATCCAACTCCTCGCGCGCGGCCTCGGGTACGATCCTGTCGGCGGCGTCCCGATGATCTACCAACCCTTAACGTACGACGCCTACACGGGTGCGGAGAAAGCCACACGTCCAGGCATGGGTGTCGGGAACATCGCGGAGACAATCGTCCCCGAAGTCAGCATCCTCGACCATTTCATCGGCTTTACGGGACAAATGCGGGCACTCAAGAAATACTCGTCCGCGGGCTATCAGGCGGCATTGTACAACTCGCTCAACCTGCCGTTCGCCTACACGAAGCAGAACATCTACGACATCCGCGCCAAGTCAGAACATGCCCGATATGCGAATGCGGAGCAGGCGGTGGCGGCTGCGGAGAAAGGCGACCTCAGCGCCCTGGACGGCTATTCGTACGTCCCGTTCCAAGGTTACCTGACGCCTGCCGCAACGGTCCGCGCATACCTCGCCCAATACGCGACGACCCCCAACGTCGCCCCTAAGGTAATCATGCCTACGCCGCGCCGGCGGAAAGGAAAGCGTATCCTATGAAATCGGACACGCGTATCAACATCGGCAAACGAGGCTTGTACGGCCTGCTCATGCTGCCGCAGAACCGTCCTGCATACCTGATGGCAAAACGACTTGGCGTCTGGCCCGAGCGACTCAGCGAATACTCCTGCGGACGACGTAACATTCCCGATCGCGTACTCGTCCGTATGTGCGACATCATGCACGTCACGCCCGAGGAAATATTATGCGACTACGAACCTATCCTTCTGTACGACGACCCCATCGCAATGTGATGTATATCCCTATTGGACTGTTGTATGCGATCATTCCCGTCCTCTTGACGGGCTTCTTCGCGTTCGTCACATGGTTCGTCCGAAGCATCAACAAGCACGCGCAACTGTTGGCGTCCGTGGCGACGGAGCTAGGGTCGCATGAGGACCGGCTGAAACGGCTGGAAGGATGGTACGATGGGGTACAATACGGACGGGCCACAGCGCACATGCAGCCATAGCCGTCGTATGACCTGCTAGAAGGGCTCGTAGTCCCGCAGGTCTTGGGTATCGACCGCACCCTCGGGGTCGGCTGGCAGGTCAGACAGAGGGAGCATCCCGGCTCCCGCGTCCTCCACATCCACGTTACCCCACAGCGCATCAAACGGAATCCGCAAACTAGCCTCTACCGCGCGACGATTCCGCCAGACGACCTCACGGCGCTCCTCACGACGTCCGCCCTTCTGATGGACGGTCATTTTGGCGTCACTAGCGTAAGAGTCGGCACGCCACCCCGAGGACAAGAGTGGGTCGTAGAGAGGATGGTTATATCCGCTGAGGACCACAGCGCCCCGCACGTCTCGCAACGTACGTACGAGTTCTCGGTGATACTCGTCGTCTGTTTCGTGAGCGTAGTATTTCTTCTTTGAGCGAGTTTCGAGAACGTAAGGTGGATCGCAATAGAATACGGTATCTGGTCCGTCCCATTCCTTAAGGATGTCGAGCGCGTCACGACATTCAATCTGTACATGCCTAAGCCTATCGTGAATCCGTCCGAGTTTCTCCTGCCGTAACACCCAGCGATCCGCAACGTTATCCCCTTTTGCCCGCGACCAGTCCGCTTTATGTGCGAGTCGTTTCCCACTAATGCTCTGGTTCAGCACCGTGTAAAACTTCACAGCCTTTAAGACCGCATCTGTTTCCTGCTCATGGTCCAACGCCTGTTGAAACGTCTCACGTGCATACGGTGTCCAGCCCAATATACCAGCGAAACGATCAAACAGCCGGTCATCGCGGACAACGCTAAATAGATTGACAAGCGAACTATCAAGGTCATTGTAGACCTCCACGGGCATCGCGTGCCGGTTCAGGAGGACGCTGGCTCCGCCGCCGAACGGCTCCACGTAAACGTGCGAGTCTGGGATAATGGGGAGGAGGTCCTTTAGCTGTTTGCCTTTGCCGCCAGCCCAGCGGATAAGATTTAACGTCGCACTCACTAGCTATCCCCGATATCGCCAGAAGTCGGGTGTTCGATCGCAGCGAGAACCGACCTGGCCTGCGCGATCGCCAACTCCTGCGCCTCATCTGCCGTAATCGCGACGTTGTCGCGGATGCACGATCGAGCGTCCAGAATCGAGCGGAGAGCGTCGGCGAGGTCAGACGCGCGGGCCGTTTCGCGCGCCAGATCCTCGATCTTCATCGTGTAGGTGTTGATCAGGTCGTCAACGTGGAACGACCAGAACGGCACGGTACAGAGCGTGTGACCGCAAGCGCAGCCCGAGTAGACGAGCGGTTCGCCAGCGCGCGGTCGAGAGAAGGTCGGCGCGTGTCCTTCTCGGAGTCGGTGGATGTACGCAACAACGCCACCCGTCGGACTGGCTTCCATCGCCGCGCGCTGGCTGCTGGTGAGGTGGGTGTTGCTCATGTTGGACTATCCCCTTGTTGGCCAAATAACGGGGCTACGGGTACCTTAAGCATCACCGCGCATCCTTTACAGAACCCCATCGTCTTCCCCCAGACGACCTCTACGTCATTCTTCTTACAACGCCCACACCACGAGTTCTCTAACCCTGGCATCTCTTCCCTAGCGATGACAGCAAACGTCTCCACGTCAACGACGGCATCCGCCATCAAGTCAACGTTCCTCAACGTAGCGCTAGGATGGTACGTCGCCGTAGCCCATGCGGATTTCCCAGGCGCGATCTCCTGGTCCCACCAGAGCCCATGCAAGTCGCTGATCCTCGACGAGAAAGGCAGCATGGCGTTCAGAGCTACCCCGCCCAGGACGAGAATGTACGACGGGTCGGCTGCTCGCATCTGAGCGAGCAAGTTCGGTCTGCACAGTTCCACCTCCTGGCTGGTCGGCGTGCGGCCTGGATAGCACGATACCACATTAACGTACGACGTGTCGATAGGATTTAAGCCCGCGCGCCAAAGCCAGGCTGACAGTTCCGCACCACTCCTGCCGACGAACGGCCTACCTTCCTGATCCTCCGTCTTGCCTGGTGCCTCACCGACGACCAACACGTCAGACTTCAAGCTGAACACGCCCGGTACGGGGCCGTTCCCCACATGACACAGATCGCAGCTTGTGCATCCTTTCACTTTTCCCCTGGCCGCAACCTGCTCCCTAACGCGCGATACAACGTCTCCGCTCGTCCCTTCCCCACTCCTTTGACGTTCTGCAACTCCCCTTGGCTCACCATCCATCCTAACGGCACCCCCTCAAAGTAATCATAAATCCTGCCTGCCGTTTCCGCGCCGATCCCTTGAAACGATTGCAGCAGATGGATGCCCCAGTCACGACTTCCAACGGTCCCCCAGTCACCATTCGGATTGGGGCGGCCGGCGAGCGATCCGTGCCTGTTCTTCTGCAACCATTTCTCGACAAGCGGCAGCACGATCCTCGACTCGTCCACGCCATCCGTCGATATCACCCACAATCCTGAGCTTTGGACGGAGAACATCACGCCGTACCATTGCGCTCGGGTGAACGGCCGTCGTATCGCCATCAGATTCCCGCTGCTTGACCATCGTACCTCCCCTTCCACCAACAATATCGCCTGCGCCAGACTCTTCATCTGGCCTAACTCTTTAGCCAACCGGCCGTCATGCAGACTGGCGACGAGATCACGTATCTCCTTACGCTGCACACCCACGAGTCCGTCCTTGCCTGGGAACAGGAAATCTGCGCCGTACTGTTCCGGCAGCGAGCTAACCGTCCCCAGTTCCTTCAACTTCTGCTCCGTGGGACTAACGAGCAACGATCTCTCCGCTTGGTACGCCAGCCTCAGGCGGCTCTCCGTACAGTCGAATCATTGCCTCAACCATGCCCGTGTATGCGGCCAGTCCCTTACACAACGCCTGGCGTCCGAGAGGGTTATCTAAGCCTAACGTGCTTGCGCGGCGGACGTACTGTAGGACCTGATTCTCCCACCAGCTACCGTCGCCGACGCCCTCTTCTGCCATAATAGGATCGTGGTCGGATTCCCGTACGGTATCGAACTTGTTGTCCGCGTAAATATACTCAGCCTGTAGCCATCGCATCCATGCGATCCGACTCCTACGCTGCACCTTAAACGCGTAGACCATCTTCCCCTTCATTTTATCTTCCATCAGTTAACTCCCAACAGTGCGTCCGCGGCTTCCCCGCCGAACACCATCCCGTTCACATTCCCGACGTTCTTAACCTTCTTCAAGTGGACGACGCCGTCCCGTGTCATCTTGCCGTATGCGTCCCCACTCTTCTTCACTAATCCCTTGCGTAACAGCAGGTCGTTCAACGTCTGCACGTCCACGCCCCTATCCCCAAACCTCAACGGATGGGCGGTCACTCGCATCCGCCATGCTGCTAGCTCCGCAATCTTCGTCCAGTCAACGGGCGGTGCGAGATGATAGTTAACATCAGGAATGATGAAACCGTCCTGATAGAAACTGACGTCAACGGTAGACGTATGAATCCCACTCCTAAACCCGTGTGCGGCCATCTCCGTACCGTCACCTAACGAGTACGACACATGACCGAGCGGGCCGTAACCGTACCATTTTCCTTTGATGAGTGCGGCACCGCGTGTCTTCACGGCCGTATCAACGGACACGAGCCCGCCCACCCTCTTCGCCCAGTTGTAAATGTCTACGGTGTTACTGACCCCTGGCGGGACGACAACCCCCGCGTGCAGCAGTCCCGCGACGTACAACGCGCTACAGTCGTAGCATGGGGCGTTTTCCACAATAGGACGGTGCAGACAGTACGGCTTACCTGTCTGAGCGAGTGCGAAATCAACGGCGACATAAATATCAGGCTGGGTCATGGCATACGTCCGTTGAGTAGACGTACAGCGCCGTCAATAGCTTGCGACGCTTCTGCCAGCGATTCCATGATAGCTTCCTTCTCATCTGGCGTTACGAGTCTATGCTTCACCAGATCAACGACATCTCGTGCGACCGCTTCCTTAATATCCGACACGTGATCGTACGGCGCAAACAGGTCAACGATATCGTCGAACAGTTCAGTCTCCGCATTCCGTCCCATTAGACGCTCCATCCTGCGACAGTCAACAGATAATCAACGACGAAGTTTGTCAACGGTGCGTTCTCCACGACCTGTCGACTCCGCGCTCTGACAGTATTCATCACCCACGCCCCGGTCCCTTTCTTCCTCAACCGTACGATGTCGTGCATCAGGAAACCTGTGTGTTTCTCGCCGCCTGGGCGCATTGCAGCGGTGCCATAGAAGTCACGAACATCCGCAGGGTCACCGCCCTTATTATTCACCGACGACGGCTGGACGACAGGCTTCTCATTCGCGCACAACAGCAGATGTCCAGGGTAACGGATCAGGTTGCCGACAAACTTTTCCTGATATCTCCGTTTAATAATCCCCCACGACACTCCATGCGCGTCAATGAACGGGTTGTCCTCCCCTTTCGACAGCCGTTCAACGGCCCAGTCGTCCAAGTCCTTCCCGCTCACGTCCAAAGAGAACGCAGATTGTACCGCATCCCATGCGGTGTCACTACGGTCAACAACGAGTAAATCCTCAGGTCCGTCCGTTTCACGCGCCACCTTAACAGCACTAACATAGTCGTCGAACCGTTCCACATGACACACACTGACATTCTCTTCCCACCCTACGTACTGCTCCGTCGACGCCTCCGCACCCATGTCCGTGCAGATGACCCGTACTTTGGCCGTGCTGCCGGTGTCACGGAGCATCTTCGCCCAGTCAACCCACACTTGACTTTTCCCGCTGCCGTAGTCGCCGAAGACGATAATCCTCTCCCGACGACCGTTACTCTGGAGCACTTGGCGTATCCGTTTCCTCAGCAACATTCGCCTCAGGCTGGTCACGGAAGCTTGCCAAATCCGTCACCCCGCCGCCGTTCGCCCCTGGGATAATCAGCCCCGATTTCGCCTGCGTCGCGGCCTTCTGTGCGTTCAGGCACATTGCGGTGATAGCTTCCGGCGGCCAGAACGTCACGTTCATCGTATCCGGCGTACGGATAGTCATAATGACGATCGGCATACCGTTCGCGGACGCTGGTGCGAACTCGAAACTGGCGGGGATAGGGGCGAACTGAATAGCTTGATCGTTCGTAGGTGTGTCCATCTTACTCCTCTGTTTTCTCGGTCTGGCCGTCCGCTTGTTGGACAATATCGTCACCCTCCTCGTACAATGTCACCCGCACCTGCGTAGACTTCGTCTCGTCCTTCCTCAAGTCGTCAGGGTTAATGCCCGCATCCCGCATCTTCTGCTCATCGAACGTGCGAGGGTTACGCTTATCGAAGTATGTCACAGCTACACGTTCAGACCTGTACGACTTACGACCTGTAGCTTCATCTAGCAGCTTACGTAGCTTCGCCTTCGCATCCTTGCCTACCTTCTCAGCCGTCAGCGCAGCCTTGTACGACGTAGCTATGCCTTCAACCTCAAAGTTATCCGCGTCGTACGACACCTCTTCCAAGTACGAGAATGGACACGGCCATATGCGGACGTCACAGTCAACGGGCAGTTCCCCCAGACGAACAAACCTGTCAATCTCCAAGACGCGTGCTTTCAACTCGCCTAACGTAACGAACGGTTCGGTAACTTCTGTGATGTCCAGGTCGCCAGTCAGCCGGTTATATGCGACCAGCACGGCGGGCAGTTCCAACGCGTTCATGTACGACGACAGTTGCCACTTGTACTTCTGGATCAGACCGGGCGTATCCCAACCCATATGAATCCAGTCGTTGTACGCGGCGTCAGACATGCTCTTAGCTTCAACGATCCGCGCAGACTGGGCCTGTTCGCAGCCAATCCAATCAATGTGACCTTGTAGCAGGACGCGTGGAGTAACGGAAATGTTTACTTCTAACTGGGCGTTCGTCAACGTCCAGTCATTCTCCTCTAATGCGACGCCGATCTTAACTTCCGCGTCCGTTCCTTCCTGGAAAACGTCTAGCATCTTCTGCGGTGTCGCGAGCCGCTGATACTCCAACTTGCCGGCGACTTGCGACTTCACGCACCCGCCCAGTTCCGACGCGCGATAGACCCTGACGTCGTCGGTCATTCTATTCCTCTCGCGTCCATCCATACGGGCAGGTGACGAATCTCGGGCCCGCTACACGATGGCGGACCGTCATACGCGTCCAGTAGTTCAACCTGTCCGCATTCAGGACAGAGGTAAATGACCATCAATGATGGTGCTTCCTTCTTCTGCGAGAGGCGCTTACCTGACGTCTCACTCATTGTAACTCCTCCATTTCAGAGGTCCCATTACGGGGAGTGGGGCCGTCGCCTCGGAAAACCCACGACGACGACGGCCCCAATGCTGCCTGGTCGTTCGGCGGACCAGGCAGTTACCTTACGACGCCGGCGTTGTCACCTGCTGTCCGTGCGCCTGACCTTCCGCCTGAGCCTTCGCTTTCTCTTCCGCAGCCCGAGCCTTATCACGTTCCCGCTGCTTACGCTGAATGGTCGCTACACGTTCCTTCTCGGCGGCGACATGCGCATCATATGCGCCATCAACAATCTTCGACGGCGAGTAAATGACGAACAGGTGCCAGACGTCATCAATGTTACGGACGGCAAACTCATGCCCTGTTGCCGCCATCGTACGACCGTTCCGCTGCCTCAGCACATTAGCGGCAGCCTTCGCAGCCGTCTCATTGACGTACCGGCGGATGCTTACTGGCTTGTCCCATGCGTCGCGATTCGCGTGCAAATCAGCGAGCAACGTGTCGAACTCGCTGCCGCCTCCGCCGGACTTCCGTTCCGGTGCGGGAGGAAGCTCATCAAATACGATCGGGCCGGAATCGACGCTCCGAGTCCGCTTCGGCTTCTCTTCGGTCTGAGTCATGTTACCTACGCCTCATTTCTCAGGGTCGCATACAACCCTGTCTCGTCAGCCAACTGTGACACCAACTCCGCATTCTGCAACAGCCTGCCACCATCGTACCCCATGACGTCCTCGACCCACTGGCCGTGTTCCATCTGCTTCGCCTTCATCTTCAAGACGATACGGTCAGCGGGTGCGATAACATCTGACGACTGGTCGGCTGCTGCTGGTTGGGACGTTACCGCGGTCAATCCTGGCTGTCCATCACTGACGCCGAGAAACTTCGTCGGGAAGTTTTTGGTACTCACCCCTTCCCGTTCCTCACCCGTCTCCCGGTCCTTAAACTTGTACGGCCGGGCTGTCTCCTCAAAGAAGAACCTGAGCCCGACCCACACGCCCGCCTCAGTCATCTTGCCACGCTCACGCAACACGTCAATCGCCTCCGGGCAGTTGGCGATAATCTTCGTCACCAGTTGCCCGACCTGCGAGTTCATGTTGAACGTCTTCGTCGCATCCTCTGACTTGTGTTGGACTGTCTTACCGCCGTCCCATGTCTCCCAGTCGGGCGGGAGGTTGTACCGTTCCTCATGCTCAGGCTTCTCAGGCGCGTCCGTATCCATTTTCAGGATCAAAAACTTCGTCTGGCCTTGGTTATATGCGGGGTCGCTGCCAAAGTACGCCTCTCGTACCGTACCTTCATAGTTCGTCAGGTTACCCGACTCTGGCTGCCACGGGTCCTTCTCAGTCACTCGTCCTCCTCATCGTCAACTTCAACTTGTCCTGTGCCCTCGCACTCTACACAGTCAATCTCCGTCCCGCAATGCGGGCAGTCGTCGAGACCTGTGCCGTCACAATACGGGCACTCCTTCGTCGCCATCTATCTCCTCCATTGCAGCGCATCCGTCCACCACGTAGGGAACAATCCTCTTGCGCTATTCCAAAGCCTGTCAAACTGCGAGTCCAACACGTACGTGACGGCTTTGTCCTGTTTATGCCGAACGCCTCTGCCGGTCATTTGCACTATCGACCGGACAGCCTGAACATTATACCATGTTTGCCCCCCCGTCGAGTGCATCCTAGCTGAAACCTGCCGGTCACCTAAGTTGGGAAAAGGTACCTTTGCCACGATAATCACGGAGCACAAATCGTCAGGCAAGTCCACGCCACGATCCAAACTTGGCGCAATCAATATCCCGCCCATTTCCTTAAACTCTTCCACGACGGCGAGCTTCTCACCTGACGACGAATATGTCCACACGGGACGACTCTTCGGCACCAACTCCGCGATCTCGTTCTCCAACCAGCCTGCCAACTTATACGACACGGTGTGGATAAGGATGTTCTCGTACTCGTGCTGAAAGATCATCTTCATCAACGTGTCCAGCAGCTTCCCGCGCTCATCCTCTTGCGTCTTGCGGCTCATGTTGGCGACGGGTCGTACGACAATCGGCCGGTTCTCAACGGGGAACGTACTTTGCATGGTAACGGTACGAAACTCCTTCTCCCAACCTAAGTCATCAACGACCATTTGACGTGCGGATATGGGCGTCGCGGACATTAGTAGCCATTTATCCCCTAACGGCCATAGCTGTCCGCGTGCCACCCGATCGACCTTCACGGGCTTAAACGAGATGGTCCCCCACTCTTCCTTCCTGGCGTCGCCGGTGAACACCCACCCACTTGAGTCCTGCTGTATGACCCGTAGAGCCGCCGCCAAGCTCCCCAAAGCCTTCCGCTCCCGGCGCTCCTTCACGCTGGCCTGATCGAATCTCGGCAGACGTTCAACCTGAGCCTCAACCTTCCCAATCGCATCAACGAACCAGTCACCCCACGACTCTTGGACGGTCACTTTCGCCGGCGCACGCAGCCCCAACATCCTCGCACGACGTACGGAAATATCCACACTTACGTACCCCATCAACTCGGACTCAAGCGTGTCGCACTCATCCGCAATGACCAGCCTTCTCCCCGCCAACCTCCCCGGCCCGTTCCCTTCCGTTAACAAATACCGCGTATTCAGCACAGCCAACGGCGAACGTACAGCGTCATTCTTCGCAATCTCGTACGGACACGTCTGCTTGCTGCCGCACCATTCGCATTCTGGCTTATCCTTCGTCGCCGTACAGTCCGCGCACGTTACGTCCCAGACTTGCTTCAATGTCTGATAGTTACTGCGCCCTTTTAACACGGACGAGTACGGGAAATCTTTGACGAACTGGTCCTGCAAGGCGATAGTCGAACACGCATATACGGCACTTGGCACGTCCATCAGGCGACGTACCAGTTCAGCGATAAGTGTCTTCCCTGAGCCCGTCGGAGCGTCCAAGACGACGACATCAACGTCCCCGAACGCGTCAACGATTTCCCTTACGACGGCCGCCTGCGCCTTCACGCGTCCCCAATCAACCCATTCCGGCAACCCTGCCATTAACGGATTCTCGGGTATCAGCAGCGAACGGCGCGCGGCGTTAATCTTTTCCAACGCTGAGTCTGATAGCATCGTACCCCTTAGAAGTGGCTGAGTCGCGTCTCTATCTTAGAGCGGTATTCGGGGTCATCTAGATCAGCGAGGACCTGCACGGCGACGGCACGCGCATTGATCCGTTCTCTGACGGTATGCGCGCGGTCTAGCAGCGTACAGACACCGTCGACAGTCTGTTTCTCAACAGCTTGATACGTCAACGCGTCCTCGGTCACTTGCCAACGACGGTAAACCTTAGCGGCACGTTCCAACGCCTCACACCCGTCCATCTGCGACATTTCATCAAGCAGAAGACCTAACGCAACCCGCATGAAATCCTTCGGCGTGCGGAAATATGGGTGCGTTCGCGAGGCTATAAACTCGCTGATGGCTTCCATGACGCCCGGAGCGACATCGACACGAATAGTGGTCGAATGCCCCTTCTTGTCCGATGAGTGGACGAATCGGGCGTATCGGGCGGCCGGGTCCATTTTCTTCGCTTCCGTCGAGAAGTATGCCGATGCAATCATATCACACCCTGTCAAGCTCCCCGGCACCCCGTCACCCCGTCACCCAAAACGAGTGACGGGGTGACGGGGTAAAGTGAACACCTTGTAAACCGCTTGACATGACCCCCCCGAAAAATGCTATATTTCCTATCGGAGAGGCCGTCGAACCTCCCGCTCGATAGGTATGTCGAGAGCGACCCCCCGGCAAACGCCAGGGGGTCGTTTCTCGTCTTCACCTATCTACTCCGCGCCATCATTCCATGCGTGCGGGTGCTGTTCCTTATGTCGGGGCATGACGACCCGTTCCCCTTGCAAACGGCACCACTTCCCGCACACGCTACACTTGCCTGCGCGCGGCGGGGTCGTCTTTAACTCCACGGCGACAGTCCCTGAACCGTCACACGCATCCCATATCCTCGTCCCGCCTTTCAACCTTCACCTCCATTTCCGTATCACATTGCGGACAGACGGCATACTCAACGTCGCCGTACTCTTCGTCAAGGAACACGGCGTCGTCTGTATGCCATGCGACATCCCCCATCCACGCGCACGATGGACAGACGAACCAACCGTCGTACGGCTCAGTCATCATCGCCTCCGCGCATATGCTTTAACCGCTTCCCTGTTACGATCGCCAACGCTAGAATCACCGTCCATACGACAAGCAGCCAGATCATACGGTACCGTTCAGATATTCCGTAAGACGAGCGTACTGCCAGGAACGTTCGTTGACGGCGGCGGCGGCGTTGACGGCGGCGTT